CAACCTGTTTGCTTCCTATTTGCCGGGGTACACGCGATGATCCCGATCGTCCTTCCGCGCCCAATCACGCTCAAGCCGGGAACGACGAGCAACTACAACATGCGCACCGCCGCCGGCAATATCCGCGGCCCGGTGTGGGTGCGTTGCCTGGCCGAGGGCGTCGTCTCGTCGGCCAGTACCACCGCACCAGCGCTTACAACCGGCACCGGTTGGGCGCCGGGGTCACTCCTTCATCTACTCAACAAGGGAACCGTGAAGGGAGGCGTAGGCGTCTCGGGCGTGCATGGAACTGGCAGCAGCGGCAACTCTGGCACAAGCGGCGCTGGAGGTTCGGGCGGATCGGGAGGCACGCCGTCTGGCAACAGTGGCAGCAGCGGCGGCACCGGCAGCGCCGGCACGGCGACGGACGGCGGCAACGGCACTACTGGCGGGCCAGCGCTCGAGGCCGCGTCAAGAATGATCGTCAAGAACGACGGAACGATCGAGGGCGGCGATGGGGGCCCTGCTGGCCTCGGCGGAATCGGCAGCGGTGGATCGGGTGGCGGGGGTGGTGGTGGTGGCGGCGGCGGGAAGTCCTTCCGCGACGCAGTCAGCAATGCTTATGTCGGCACGCAGAACGGCGGCAACGGCGGCGACGGTGCCGGAAGAGGATCGCCGCGAGGGACTGGAACCACTGGTGCGTCCGGAAGTAAGGGCGGCGACGGCGGCGGACTCCAAAGCTCGGGTGGAGCCGGTCAGCAGCCGCCCGGTTCCGTGCCACCGTCCGGCCAAAACGTGACGAACTGGAGCGGTGGCCCAGGCGGCCCTAACGGTAGTCGCGGCACGACACGTTACGGCAGTGACGGGTTGGTGGGCACGCGCGGCTATGCCGTGAGCGGCGCGACCAATATTAAATTTGTCCAAACTGGCACCATCGTAGGGAACACTGTATGACCACAATTTTCTACAAGATTATCGAGAGCGACCCCAGTGACCTGCAAATCAGCGTGCGCTTCTTCAGCGACAAGCTGCCCGAATCGGAGCTCATGGTCGACGTTGGCCGCGCGAGGACTGATTACGCGATCTCGCTGCCAGTCCCAATTCCCACCGGCGATGCGCTGCACGAGCTGATCATGCAAGCCTGCCCTGTGGACTGGTTCCACGCGATGCACGCCGCGCGCGACCCGAACGTGGACACCGGCATGCCGCACATCGCGATCGGCACGGTGCGCGAGGTCGCGCCGATCGTGCGGGAACCAACCGAAGCGGACGTGATCGCTGCCGGCATCGCCGCCATCGACCAACTGCTGAACACCACAGCGAAGTCTTACGGCTACGACAGCATCGTGACGATGTGCAGCTACGCCACTTCCACTACGGACGGCGGCTCAGCGACGGTGGAGCGCTACCGAACCGAAGGCCAGGCCGCACTTGAGTGGCGGTCCCTGTGCTATGCGAAGGGCGAAGAGATCAGGGATGCGGTGAAGGCCGGCGAACGGGCTCAACCGACTGTCGATGAGCTCGTGGCCGAGATGCCGCAAATCGGTCTTACCTATTCCGGGCAATTTACAGTCTGACCACCCAGACACGCCCCGGTTGCCCGCCTCGAGCGGGCTTTTTTACGCCCAACGAAAGGCATAAATGAGCAAGATCACCCCGCCCGAAGTCGGCAGCTACGCCGGCGGCGCTGTCGCAATTGGCACGTCGCTGACGCTGACCCAGGTCGGCATCATCGTTGGCATCGTCACGGCGCTGCTGACGTTCGGCCTGAACGCCTGGTACACCGCAAAGAAGAACGCGCGTGAGCAGCGCTTAGCTGACCTCGAGGTGCGCGAGCGTGAGGTACGCCTGGCGCAACTGGCTCAAGCGGGTAAATAGCCAACCGGCGCCGGCCGCGCGCCGGCGCTCAATTCGAAAGGAAACACTGTGAAATTCATCGAAGATGCACGTGCGCAGTTCCCGAAACTCTGGTCGGTACGCTTTGCCCTGCTGGCAGCCATCGCCTCCGCGGTCGAGGCGGGAATGCACCTGTACGCCAGTGGCACCGCACCCATCCTAGTGATTGCCGCCGGCATGACTTCGCTCGGCGCCGCAATCGCGCGTGTGATCGCTCAACCGTCGGTGACCGGCAATGGCTAAAGGCGCAGCAACCCAAAGGCGCGGCCTGGTTGGCATCGTCGGAGCTCTGGCGGCCGCCGCGCTACTCGCCATGACTCCCGCATGGGAAGGGCGCGAGCTGGTCACCTACCGCGACAACGGCGGCGTCCTGACGTACTGCGACGGCGCCACGGAGAACGCGATGTGGGGCAAGCGCTATACCCCGACGGAGTGCGACGCTCAGCTCGACCGCGACCTGGAGAGGCACGCCGCCGGCATCGCCAAGTGCGTAACGATGGCGCGCCTCACCGACGGCCAGAAGGTAGCCTTCGTAGACGTGGCCTACAACATTGGCGTGTCCGCATTCTGCGGCTCGAGTATGGCGCGCCGGGCGAACGCCGGGGACGTTGCCGGTGCATGCGACGCGCTGCTGCTGTGGAACAAGGTCGGCGGCCGCGAGGTGGCTGGACTCACGCGCCGGCGCCATGCCGAACGTGAACTGTGCCGCCGAGGCCTGCCATGAGCGCGCTGGAGCGGTTCGCCGCCATGACACTGCTGCTGGTGCTCCTGCTGCTGGGCGCTTGGTTCGGCGTGCGCCACTACGGCGCACAGCAGCGGCAGGCAGGGTACGCCGCAGCGGTCGCCGAACGCACCGCCCGCGATCTGGCCGCAGTCGTTGGCCGGGTGCAGGAGAACGCAGTGCTGGAGACCAAGTACGACGCCATCAACATTAGGATCACCGAGGTAAAAAATGAAGAGCTTGCCCCTGTTCGCGCTCGTATTGCTGCTGAGCGCGTGCGCATCGGCCCCGCCATCTGTGGCGGACCTGCCGCCGCCTCCAAAACCGAAGATGCCGCCGGCGGCGACGGCGCCGATCCCGCCGGCAGGCTGGTTCGAGCAGACGTTGACCGAGATCTTAGGGCGCTGAAGCTTCAAGTAGAGGAAGCGCTGGCGGCGGGGCGCGCGTGCCAGGAATGGGGCCGAGACCACGGTTTCGTTCCCTGATTATTGGGGGAACGGGACTTTACACAGCGCAGTTGCCGGGTGGTAATATTAAGCATCTCAATCCTCGACGACATGTCATGAAAAGATCTCTCCTCGCTCTCCTTGCCTCTATCGCAGCAATGTCGGGTTCTACTGGCGCCAGCGCTCAGTCTACAGTGTCAGCGGCCTCTCCCTATGCCTCAGAGGCTTGTAAAGCCGGATGTGTACAGTTTCAGCGTGACAGTATCGTGTACTCTGGGACCCTTGTTCGCACCTATAGAATCTGCGCGAACAATTGGAGCATTAATGTAATTGTGGATGGCCGGCCGGTGCCTATCTCGTCAAACTTCTGCGCAGATGTAAGCGGTCAAACAATCCAGATCGACGGGCCGTCTGCACGCGGTGGCCTACTGCCGAACTAATCAAGGGCTACTTGGCGAAGCCGCCGCAGACCATCAGCGACTCCTGCGGAACTACGGCCGCGTCGTCGAGCGGTTCGAAGCCTGCAGGGCGGTGAACGCAAATTGAAATGTGTTCGCTGTATCAGCGAGTTAGCTTGCAGCGTCGCTACACCCCGAACTGACCAGTCGATCCAACTCCAGCATGATCGGCATGACGAACTTAGCCTGTCGCGCATATTCAGCGTTCAGGAATGGAATAATCTTCTTTTCAGGGTAAGTTATTCCTTTCCGCTCAAACGGGGTGAATCGGCTCTCCGATGGCGACAACGGAGTCAAACTGAAAACGATAAAAACTTCAACGACATGCTTGTGCTTTGACTGGTTAGTAAGCGCATCCAAGTAGCGGTAGTCGTCATTGTCCTGCAATAGAGTCAACAACCTTCGAACCTCAAGCTCATCATCGTTGAGTATGGTTGGAACGTCTCTAAGATATTTCTTCCATCCAAGGTCGCCCCTCAAGGCAAGTGCTATAAGAGTGCCAAGTGAATCAGAGATCGCGTGCAGTGCCTGTACGGCAGCAATGGCGTGCGCTTCAGCATTTGATCTGATCTCAGCGGGCCTGCCTGAAATTTCGCCATAAAGCACAGCTTTAATGATGTCAACCGAGTTACAGGTTTCCGCCTCAGCCAGCAGTTGCGTGATCTGATCGATATGGAAGGCGACATGTTGGAATCTGGAAAGCACGGATTCCAAGCACAAGCCCAATTGAATCCGGACTTTCGCTCCAAAGAGAAATTCAATATTCGATCGAAACGCCGCATTATTCCAGGTTATTTCCATATTCGAGTTCGTGCAAAGTTTTCCAAGATCCTATTGCGGTGATATCACACTTCCCGTCGGAGTTGAGCAACATGGGCGCTGACCGACGGCTTAGCGCAGTAGTCCGCCCACACCTGCATCAGCACCTTGCGCTTCTCGATCAGGTCGCCGCGGCGGTACGCTGCCTCGACTTTGTCCGGCAGGCTGTGGGCCAGGGCGTGCTCGCACACCTCGCGCGGGAAAGAGTTGGCCGCTGACTCCGCGCACCAGTCGCGAAAAGTCGAGCGAAATCCGTGCATAGTAATGTCGGCACGGCCCATGCGCTTCAACACGGCGGATAGGGTCATGTTCGACAGTCCTACGTCCTTCTTCATACCTGGGAAGATCAGGTCTTCGATCCTTGGCATTGACTTAAGCAGATCCATAGCCGAGGTCGACAGTGGCACGCGGTGCTCGCGCCCAGCCTTCATGCGCTCGGCGGGTACGGTCCAGATCGCAGAGTCCATATCCACCTCGTCCCATCGGGCGCCAC